GGCGACCTGGACGGCCAGCGGGTCGGCGCAGGTAAGTTCGGGCCGCAGTCGGAACTGTGGGCGCACTGGCCGGAGGCGCAGAAGTGACCTGCCTCAGAAACAGGGACGGTGGGACTTACCGGGCGGTCACAAGCGGTTCCCCCAAATCGACGGAGCACACATGAGCCTGCGAGGCGCGATCAATGCGAAGTGCCGGGAGTGCATCTACGACCCGGCCGGCGGTAACGGCAACTCGATGGACCGGCGCGCGTTCCGTCGATTGGACGAGACGTTGCACGATGCCGAACTGGCGTGGCGCGCATGGGGCGCGATGCGGCGCGGCGAACACGCCCCGAACGACCTGCCGGGGCAGCAGCCGTGGTATTCGGTGATGGAGAAGGACTGGCTGGAGGCGTCGAAGATCGATCCGGCCGACTCGCCGCCGTACATGGCGGGGATGGTGTCGCTGTATCAGCGGCAGCGGCCGGTGGTGCAGGAGTTCGCGCGGCTGGTGTGGCAGCACGGGCGGAGCGTGGACCAGGCGCGCGGGCGGCTGCGGATGTCGGGTTACGCCGCCGAAAAACTGGTGCGGGCGCTTCGGGAGGCGGCCCGCGACGTCATCGCTTGCAATCAGGTTTAAAAGCTGGATAAGGGCACCTAGAACCGTAGGCACGATGCTGCGCCTGCGCTGAATTCCATCCCCTCGCGTCGCACGGCGATGCGCTTCACGCCCCGGCTCAACACCGGGGCGTTTTCTTTGCACCCATGGCGACCCAAGCACAACTTCACATCAACGCCAACGCGCTGAACGTCGGCAGCACACTGCCGGTGGCATTCACGTTCACCGATGACGACGGCGCAGCGTCCGTACCGACGACCGTTCGGTATCGCGTCGATTCGGGTGAGACGGCGAGCGAACTGGTGGCGTGGACGACGATCACGCCGGCTGCCAACGGCATGTTCACGATCGCCGCGGCAGCCAACGCGATCGAAGACGACGACAACGTGATGGAGCGGCGCGTGCTGACGATCGAAGCGGACGCGGGCCTGTCCACGGCGTTCAACGTGTCGCGCACGTACGTCGTCCGGAACGGGAATTGGCGCGCATGACGGCGGTGCGTGACGAAAAGGGGCGCATGGTCCCCGGCATGACGCTGAATCCGGGCGGTAAGCCGAAGAACGCGCGCAACCGCGTCGTAACCGCGTTCCTGAACGACTTTGCTGACGTGTGGCACGAGGGTGGCAAGGCTGCGTTGCAGCGGCTGGCCATCGAAGACCCCGCATCGTTCGTGCGCGCAGCGGTCGCGCTGGTGCCCAAGGACGTCAACGTGGACGTGCGCGACGTGACGTACGACGAAGCCGTGAGGATGCTGCTGAATGGTGGCCGTGCTGCAACCGGAGACGCTGACGGCGCTCCGGTCGCTGTCAACTGACTTCGAGACGTACGCGCGCACTGCGCTACGCATCCGGACCAAAGAGGGCGGGATTCAGCCGCTGTGTCTGAACCGGGCGCAGCAGTACATCCACGGTCGGCTCCAGGCGCAGATCGAACGCACGGGCAAGGTCCGCGCGCTGATCCTGAAGGGTCGGCAGCAGGGATGCAGCACGTACGTCGAAGCGCGTTTCTTCTGGCGCGCGGTGTGGAACAGCGGCAAGCGCGTGTTCATCCTCACGCACGAGGATGCGGCGAGCTCCAACCTGTTCGAGATGGCCACGCGCTATCTCGAACACTTGCCGGCCGAGCTGAAGCCGAGCGTGGACAGCCACAACGCGAAGGAACTGTCGTTCCGCGCGCTGGACAGCGGTTACAAGGTCGGCACCGCGGGCAACAAGGCCGTCGGTCGCTCGGCCACGGTGCAGTATTTCCACGGCTCCGAGGTGGCGTTTTGGCCGAACGCGGACCAGCACGCCGCGGGCGTCATTCAGACCATCGCCGACCTGCCCGGCACGGAAGTCATCCTCGAGTCCACGGCCAACGGCATCGGCAACTACTTCCACACGCAGTGGCAGAAGGCCGAGCGCGGGGAGTCGGACTTCGAAGCGGTGTTCGTGCCGTGGTTTTGGCAGCCGGAGTACGTCAAGGCGGTAGGTGCGGACTTCACGCTGACCAGCGACGAACGCGAGTACGCCGATGCGTACGGCCTCACGCTGGAACAGATGGCGTGGCGGCGCTCCAAGATCGCCGATCTGTCCGTCGCGGGCAGTGACGGCGCGTGGCGGTTCAAGCAGGAATACCCGGCGAATCCGACCGAGGCATTCCAGACGTCGGGCGAAGACTCGCTCATCAAGCCGGAAACGATCCTGCTGGCGCGCAAGGGCGAGGCGGGCGAGACCGGGCCGCTGGTGATCGGCGTCGATCCGGCGCGGTTCGGTGACGACCGCACGAGCATCGTCCGGCGACAGGGCCGCGTCGCGTCGAAGCTGGAAAGTCACCGCAAGCTCGACACGATGCAGGTCGCGGGCCTGGTCGTGCGGATCATCCGCGACGAGAAGCCCGCACGCGTGTTCGTGGACGTGGGCGGGCTCGGTGCAGGCGTAGTCGATCGGCTGCGCGAACTCGGCTATGCCGATCTCGTCGAGGCGGTGAATTTCGGCGAGCGCGCCAGCGAAGACGAGAAGTACGCGAACAAGCGGGCCGAGTGTTGGGCGCTGATGGCGCAATGGCTGAACGAGCGCCCGGTGAGCATCCCCGACAGCGACACGCTGCACGGTGACTTGCTCGCACCGCGTTACCGCTACGACAGCAACTCGCGGCTGGTGCTGGAGCGCAAGGAAGACATCAAGAAACGCGGACTGGCGTCGCCGGACGAGGCGGACGCGCTCGCGTTGACGTTTGCGGCTCCGGTGTCGAGTGACGCCGGAAACGCAGTGATGAACGAGTATTTCAACGCATTTCGCAGGTAGTCATGGCGGACGCGAAGGACAAGCCCGGCACGAGCAGGACGAAGCTCGTTGCCCGCGTGCGCGAACGCTACAAAACCATGTACGAGGCCGACCGCGAGAACCGCGAGGAGGCCATGAAGGATCTGAAGTTCGTCCACATTCCGGGCGAACAGTGGGACGCGACGCTGAAGCGTGAGCGCGGCGACCGGCCGGCGTACGAGTTCAACAAGACGCGCGTGAGCGTCAAGCGCGTCGTCAACGAAATGCGCGCGAACCGGCCGCAGGGCAAGGTGCGCGGCGTCGAAGACGACGACAAGGATACGGCGGAAGTCTACGAAGGCTTGTGCCGCAACATCTGGAACACCAGCGACGGCGATACGGTCATCGACTACGCCGCGGAGTACCAGGTCGCGGCCGGCATGGGCGCGTGGCGCGTCGTCACGAAGTGGGCGCACGCGGATGCGTTCGAGCAAGACATCAGCATCGAGCCGATCCGCAACCCGTTCTCGCTGTTCTGTGACCCGGCGGCGGTTGATCCGCTGAAGCGCGATGCGCGTGACTGGATTCTGACGGACCGGATCAGCAACGAAGCGTACGAGGCACGCTGGCCGAAGGCCGAAAAGTGCGACTTTGAGAGCGATACGCAGTTCGACGACGACGATTACTGGTCGGACGGCGAATTCGTGCGGATCGCCGAATACTGGTGGAAGGAACCCTACACCAAGACGATTGCGCTGCTGGCGACGGGCCAGACGGTGGACCTGGCGACCGTACAGGTGGCCGACATCGCGCCCGGTCAGCGTGGCGTGGTGACGGAAACGGGCGTCGTGCCGATCGTGCGTGAGCGCGAATCGCGGTGCGAGCGCGTGAAAATGGCGATCGTGTCGGGTGATGCGGTGCTCGAAGGCCCGAACGAGTGGGCCGGTGCGGAATTTCCGTTCGTGATGGTGTACGGCGATCACGTCGTGGTCGACGGCAAGCCCAAGTGGTTCGGGCTGGTGCGATTCGCGAAGGACGCGCAGCGGCGATACAACGTCACGGCCACGGCGATTGCCGAGACGATCGCCATGGCACCGCTCGCGAAGTTCTGGGCGACGCCGGTGCAGGCGAAGGGCCATCTGGCGACGTGGGCCGAGTCGCACCGCAAGAATTTCCCGGTCAACCTGTTCAACGTCGATGAGAAGAATCCCGGTCCGCCGCAGCGGATCGGCGGCGCGGAAGTGCCGGTCGCGTTGATGCAGGAAAACGCGATTGCCTCCGACGAGATCAAGGCGACGATGGGTATTTTCGACGCGTCGCTCGGCAATCAGGGCAACGAAACGTCGGGCCGTGCGATCCGTGCGCGTCAGGCGCAGGCCGAAATCGTCAACTTCAACTTCCCCGACAACCTCGCGAAAGGCGTACGCCGGACGTGGGAGATTCTGGTCGACCTGATCCCGCACGTGTTCGACACGGAGCGCAGTGTCCGCATTCTCGGTGTGGACGGCGCGGAGAAGTTCCGCAAGGTCAACTCGTTCCAGGTCGGCCCGAATGGCGAGCGCGTGCCGGTGCTCGACATGAAGCGCGGGCGTTACGACGTGACGGTGACGGTGGGTCCGTCATTCGCGACGAAGCGCGAGGAAGCCGCGCAGGTGTACTCCGAACTCGCGTCGCAAAACCCGCTGCTGATGATGAGCGCGGGCGACATCATCATGAAGGCGACCGACCTGCCGTACGCGGAGCAGGTCGGCGAGCGGTTGAAGGCCGTTATCGCGTCGCAGAACCCCGCGCTGGCCAAGCTGTTCGAGCAGGAAGGCCAAGACGCACCGCTGCCGCCGGCCGTGATGCAGAAGCTGGCGCAGGCCGAGCAGATGATGGGGATGGTGCAGCAGCAGTCGCAGCTCGTGCAGAACGCCGCGGCCGAGATCGAGGGCAAGCGCGCCGAAGTGGATTCGGCCGTCGCGAAACTCGAAGCGCAGCGCGTCACGTTCGAGGCCGAAGTCAAGAAGGCATTGGCCGATCTCACGGTGCGTGAAGCGAAGTTCACCGTCGAGCAGGTGCAGTCGGACGCTGCTGCCAGCGTTGCCGCGGGCGCGGAGTCTGCGAACGGCGAGCGCGACCGGCTCACGGCCGAAGTGACGAACGCGCTGGCCGTGATCGAGCAGCGCGCCGAGCAGTTCATGGCGGCTGCGGTTCAGGCGATGGCACAGATTCAGGCCGCGAAGCTCGAGGAACCGCCGGAGCCGCCGAAGCGCGCGATGGTGCGTATGCGCCGTGTGAACGGAGAACTGGTCGGCGAACTGGTGGACGACTCCGGGCGTGCGCAGCAGGCGCGCGTGCGTCGGGTGAATGGCGAACTGGTGGGCACGCTCGAAGACGTGCCGCATGGGGTGATGCAGTGACCGACGAACCGCTGATCTACACGACGAAGGGCAACGTGCCCGTGTCGTCGCTGACGTACGAGCCGGCGTGGGACCACGTGCCGGGCAACTATCTCAAGTTCGTGGAGCGATACCGCGACGCCTCGGGTGAGGTCGTCAAGGAAAGCGCCCACGTCTACAAGTTCTAGACGGAGGATTTGCAGCCATCGCAAACACACAGGGCGTTTCGGGCGTTGCCAAGCAGGCGGCACTCGGCGCGATCGTGGACGGCAAGACGCTCAAGGGCGCCCTGTATCTCGCGAGCGCGACGACCGGGCCGACGAACACCGTGTACACGTCCACGGGCGAAGTCAGCGGCACGAACTACACCGCTGGCGGCGCGAGCGTGACGAACGCGAACACGGCGGGCCTCACGTCCACGACCGCGTTCTGGACGCCGTCCGCGTCGATCGCATGGACGACGGTCACGCTGTCCACGGCGTTCGATGCCGTGATGATCTATTCGACCACGGACACGAACCGCAACATCGGCGTGTTCACGTTCGGCTCGCAGACGGTCACGGCCGGCAATTTCACGCTGACGATGCCGACGAACGACGCGTCCACGGGCCTCGTGCGGTTCGCCTGACATGGCGATTTCCACACTCGACGGCGTGCTGGCGGGCTTCCAGCCCCCGCGACCGTTCGCCAAGGCCGTGACGCCGACGCTCGTTGCGGGCCGTCCGCATTCGCTGTGGTATCTCAACGGCAACCCCGGTGCGGGTCTGTCGCCCGCGACCACGGCCGGCGGCGTGTCGCTGTCATCCACGTCATCGCAGGTCGCCGGGCAGATTTACCACGCCGACCCCGGCAGCGGTAACGCGTACCTCGGTCGCTTCCGCGCCGGTGCGACGCAGCCGGGCACGTTGCTGCTGTGCGACCGGCTCATGCACGTCGGCGGAAACTCCGGCGGCACGGCGATTAGCGTCACGACGACGACCGCGCAGACGATCAATACCGGCACGCTTCCGGCTCGAGACGTCGCGGGCAGCACCAACGGCGACGGTGTGAACTGGGGGCTGGAAATCATCACGGCGACCGGCGCCGGTGCGGCCACGCCTTCGATCGGCTACACGAACCAGTCCGGCACGGCATCACGCTCTGCGTCGCTGATCGACACGTACGTAGCGTCGTCGGCCATCGGTGCGTTCTACCGCTTCGGTATGCAGGCCGGTGACACCGGCATCCGCTCGGTCGAGTCGCTGACGCTAAACGTGTCCATGACGTCCGGAACCATCGCACTGGTGGCGTACCGCGTGCTCGTGGAACTCGAACTGACGGGCGCATTCGTCGGCAACGCGGTGGACGCGCTGACGAGCGGCTTCCCGCGTCTCTACAACGGCTGCGTGCCGTTCCTCGTTTTCATCCCGAACACCACGACGGCATCGAACATCAGCGGTTCGTACGTCGAAACGCAGGGCTAACGCATGTCCAGCAACTCGTGGAATCAGACACTAATCACGGCGCAGTCAGATGGCTCGTCGCTCGCGGGCACGTCCGCAGGCAGTCTGCTGCCCGCCGCGGCGAAGTTCACGATGCCGGCAACGCTGCTCAAGATCGGCGATCGACTGCGCATCAAGGCGGGCGGGCGCATCACGACGGGCGCGGCGCCGGGAACGTGGACGCCGACTGTTCGATTCGGCTCCACCGACGTGTTCGCGCCTGGCGCGTCGGGAACGCTCGTTGCGTCGCAGACGAATCTGACGTGGCGCATGGAAATCGAACTGACGGTCCGCGCGATCGGCGCATCGGCCACGGTCATCGGCACGGGCCAGATCACGAGCGCAATCATTTCGGCCACGACGCCGATTCTGCTGCTGCCGACCAGCGCGCCCGCGGTGGGCTCCACGTTCGACTCCACGGCGTCGTTCGTGGTGGACCTGTACTCGACGTTCAGCAACGCAGGCACCTCTGCGACGCTGCACGAGTACGAACTGGCGCTGCTGACGTGAGGTACGTCGCCCTTCTGCTGCTGTTCGTCGTCGGCCTGGCTCATGCGGGCACGGCAACGCTCACGTGGGTGCCGCCGACGCAGCGCACGGACAATACGCCGCTGACGGACCTGGCCAGCTACAAGATCTATCGCGGCACATCGGCGACGGCGCTCACGACCTCGTTTACCGTGACGGCTCCTGCGACCACGTACACGGACACGACCGCGCCGAGCGGCACCGTGTTCTACGCGATGACCGCAATCGACTCACTTGGCCGCGAGTCAGTTCGAACCGCTGTCGTGTCGGTCGTGATCCCGGTGGCCGATCCCAAGCCGCCCAGCGGACTGACCGCCGTGGCAGTTATCGCCGACAACACGGTCTACAAGCTGCGGCAGGGCGTCGACGGCTTCGCGTTTGTCGCGATCGGCACCGCGCCCGTGGGTACGCAGTGCCTGCCGCAGTCGGTGGGCGAATACGCGGTGGTGCCGCGTAGTGCCGTCACGCTGCGGTCCAAGTTCGACACGCTGCCGCTTATCACCTTCGCCCGCTGTGGCTGACGGAACCAAGGTCCGCGAGCAATCGCGACTCATCGCCTACCTACTTTCAAGGATCAACGCCATGTCCGCAGTCATCGACAATCTCACCGCTCGCGTCGCGGCGCTCGAGTCGCAGGCCGCTCAGAACGTGCAGACCGAGGCGGCGCTCAAGGCGAAGCTGGATGCCGCCATCGGTCAGAACGGTGTGCTGGCGTCGCAGGTGACGCAGCTCCAGGCGGATTTGGCGGCAGCACAGGCGGCCGGTGTCGATGGGGCGGCGGTGGATGCGCTCGCCACGCGTGTCGGCGCGGTCACTCAGTCGCTGGCGGATTCCGCTGCGATCAACGCGCCGAGCAACTGAGTCCGATGGATGCCATGGCTCGGCGCAAACAATAGGTCGCTTTCGCGCCCAACGAACGCCTTTTCGGACGGGTTCGCCTACAACGAAAACCCGATGACGTCGCAAGGCGGCGTTTATCAGATCAGTCCGTCCGACTGGAACACGCCGAAGGTCGTCTCTGGGTTCGGCGCGACGTGCGCCGTCGGCAACTCAAATGACTACAAGGATGCGCAGATCCTTGTCAGTGCCACGAATACGTGGGGGAACCGGAGGTATTACCGCGGCGTGATGGCTGTCGCCTCTGGAGCATATGCGCGAGCAGCGGCAAACGGGAACTTGGAACACGAGATCGAGTTCATCCACCAAGGCGTGTGGGGATACGGCGGCACGCAGACGATTCAGCACTACGAGTTGCTATTCGGGTTCGATGGCACCGGCTACGCCTTTTTGCACGCGCGGCATAACGGCGTGCTCGGTTCATCGTTCAACTCGCCGCAGGGCTTCGTCACCGCGCCGACTGAGTACACCTCTTACAGTTCCAGCGGCATCAGTTGGAACGATGGCGACATCGCAGAAGCGTACTTCGACAACTGGCGAGTGACGGTCTATTGGACGCCGATCTCTACCGGTATCCGGCAGTTGATATACGACGGCGAGGACACCGACGCGACGAACCGGCTGGCGCTCGGCGGTCGTAGCGGGTTCGCTTTCTTCTCGCGCGACGATACGAACTTCGCCGACTTCGGGTGGAAGTCGTTCTACGTGGCTGAGTACTGATGGCCACGTGGCGCAGTGGCACAGTCAACTCGCTGGCGTCGGTCGCGGGCTCGTCGCTGTCGATCACGCGGACGATCACCGCGGGCGACCTTTGCGTCATCACGGGAACGTGGGAAGATTCGCAGACGATCTCCAGCATCACGGACCCGAACGGCGGGACGTGGGTCATCCAGAATTCGGGCACCGCGCAGGGCGGCGCGCCGGCCCCGATCGGTGGCATCGCGTACTGCCTGAACCATCCGGGCGGATCGTCGGCCATCACGGTCAACCTGACCGGCTCCGCGAACCCGCTGCTCGAAGCAGACATTCTGTGCTTCACGCCCGCGGGCGGTACGTCGTTCGCGTTCGACGCGGCGATGACGCCGGTCACGGGCGCGTCGTCTGCCACGTTCACGGGCACGGGATTCACAACCGTGCCGGGTGTCGTGGTTCAGTTCGTGGCCGGCTTCCAGTTGACGACGGCCGTGGCGACGGGCGGCTCGCCAACGTTCACGCGCGATACGGCGACTGAAAACGCCTCCGGTCGTAGCTTCGCGCAGTACCTTATCAACTCAGGCGGCGGCACCGTCACGCCAGGCGCATCGTGGGGCGCGCCAGCCGGCAAGTACGTACTCCTCGCAGTATCGTTCGCCGAGGTCACGGCCGGCCCGACAATCAACACGCAGCCGGTGCAACAGACCGCCGCGAGCGGGGCCACGGCGACGTTCACCGTGTCGGCCACGACGAGTGGCGGCACGCTCCACTACCAGTGGCGTCGCAACGGTTCGAACGTCGGCACGGATTCGTCCAGCTACACAACGGGCACGCTGTCGAGCAGCGACAACTACGCGCAGATCGACTGCGACGTATCAGACGACAACGGGACGGTGCGCAGTGCGCGCGCATTCCTCATCGTCGCGCCGTCCGCAATCAGTGGAAAGGGTCTAGGCTACGGCCGGACGTGGGGCTGGTTCAACGACGTAGAATCGACGCGGAACGGCCGCAGTTTCGGAATGCTGCGAAAGCAGCTCGCGCCGTGGAACGCTGCATCGTCTGGCATCCAGTCCACAGTCTTTTCGGATTGGGCGTTCGACACCAGCGCCAACAACGTCACGACGGCGCTGACTGGCTCTGTCGTTACCGTCAGCACGGGCACCCTCACGGCAGTCGGCGGCGATCGTGCGTACGGCGTAGCGCGCAAGCCCGGTCCGGGCGTCGGCCCGTTCAACGATAATCAGTTCGTCACGCCGCCGCGCAGCACGTCGGCCCCGCCGGTTGTCTCGGACGTGTCGGTCGCGCTCACGGGAAGTGCTGTCACCGTCACCGCAGGAACGCTGACTCCGGCGACTTCGGTCACGCTGAACGGTCAGTCGGTGACGGCGAGTGCAGGCACGCTGACACCGTCTCTGAGCCTCGCTCTGGCGGGTTCTGCGGCGACCGTATCGGCAGGCACCCTGACGCCTGCGACGGCGCTGGCGCTGTCTGGTGCTGTCTCCACGTCGGCCGCGGGCACGCTCACACCCGCAACGGCACCGACGCTGTCCGGCCAGCTCGTCACCGTCAGTACGGGCACGATCACGGCCAGCAGTGGCAGCGACGTCACGGCGGCGCTCACCGGATCGGCCGTCACGGTGTCGGCCGGAACGCTTGGCGTCGTCTCGGACGGCACGGTCGCGCTGACCGGGCAGGCCGTCACGACGAGTGCCGGCACGCTCGGCGTCGCGTCGTCGGTCGCGCTGCTCGGGCAGGCGGTCACGAGTGCCGCGGGCACGCTGGTGCCGGCATCGTCCGTCGCGCTGTCGGGCGAACTGGTCAGTGTCGCGGCCGGCACGCTGACGGCGCAGGTGACCGGTGACGTGGCGGTGGCGCTCACGGGCACGCTCGTCACGGTCAGCGCGGGAACGCTGGTCGCGAGCGGCGGTGATGCCGACGAGCAAGCGTCTGGCGGCTTCCTGTCCGCCTACGACGCATGGCGGGCCGCACAGGATCGCCGTCGCGCACGGCAGAAGCGGGCCGAGGAAGACGCGCAACAGGAGGCGGCCAGCCCGGTCGATGCTGAGATCGGCACGTTGCTCCGCGCTCGCATCGCCGAGCAGGAGCAGGCGGCGGAACTGTCGCGCCTGCGTGCGCTCGTCGCCGAACGGGCCGCCGAGGCACAGGCCGAAATCGACTCCGACCGCGTGCGAGCGGCGTTCGAACGTGCAGCGACCGTGCAGACGGACGCCGCGCTCGAAGCGCTCGCGCGTGAACTCGCGCGGATGCGTGAGGAAGAAGAATTTGCGCTGCTGCTGATTCTCGCAGCGGCCTAGAACCCGACTCCGGCCGGTAGCCGGTGCCCTGAGACGACGACCCATGACCGATGCGACCGACGAGGTTGCAGGCACAACCGTGCCTGATGCGAACGCGAGCCAGACGAATGACGCGCCTGCGGATGCGGAGCGCGACGAGTCTGGAAGCGAAGCGGGTTCATCCCCCGCCGCCGCCGATGCCGGCGACAGCAGCCAGAAGGCCATCAAGGACCTTCAGCAGCGCGTCAACAAGACGACGAAGAACTGGCGAGAAACCGAACGCGAACGCGACTACTGGCGCGAACAGGCGCTCAGGTCGCAGCAGACACCGGCACCGCAGCCGAATGCCGCACCCGCAGACGAGGCCATCGAGCCTCTGAAGACGGAAGCGGACTTCGATTACGACCCCGCGAAGTATGCGCAGTACCTGCAAGACCGAATCGACCGCATCGCCGAGGCCAAGGCCGAGCGTGCGGTGGAGAAGCGATTGCAGGCGGAGCGTGAGCGCGCGGAGTCGGCGAAGCGGGAAGGCGACTTCAACGCGCGAATCGAAGCGTTCCGAAAGGACGCGCCCGATTTCGACGAAGTGGTCAACGACCCGACGCTGAACATTTCGACCGCGATGGCCGAGGTGATCCGCCGGCACGAACTCGGGCCTGCGATGGCGTACCACCTGGGCAAACACCCGGACGTCGCCGAGCAGATCGCGAAGCTGCCGCCCGCCGATGCGGCGTTCGAACTCGGTTTGGTTGCCGCTCAGGTACGCGCTGCGCGTGCGCCTGCGCCGCCGCCGGCTCCCGTCGTCACGAAAGCCCCGCCGCCCCCGCCAAAGCTCGACGCCAGCGACAGCACGCCACCGGTCCGCACCACGGACCCGTCAGGCGACTCGCTGAGCGATGACGAGTGGGTGCGACTGGAACGCAAACGACTCTCGAGGAAGCGATAGGCCATGGCCAATTCTCTGCTGACGATTTCGCAGATCACGCGGAAGGCCGCGATGGTGCTGCACCAGAAGGCCCATTTCATCAACTCGATCAACCGCCAGTACGATGACTCGTTCGGTCAGACCGGCGCGAAGATCGGCGACACGCTGCGTGTCCGGATGCCGAACCAGTACACGGTTCGGACCGGCCTCACGCGCTCGTCGCAGGACACGACCGAGACGAAGGTCGACCTGCCGGTGTCCACGGTCAAGGGCGTCGACATGGCGTTCACGTCCACGGACCTCGCGCTGTCGCTGGACGACTTCAGCGACCGGATCATCGATCCGGCCATGTCCGTGCTCGCGGCGGCGATCGAGTCGGACGTCTACACCAACCTCTACAAGAAGGTGTGGAACGTCGTGGACGGCGACGCGGCGTCGTTCGCGTTCACGCACGTGTCGCAGGCGCGTCAGAAGCTCGTCGAAACCCTCGCGCCGCCGGACAAGCGCACGCTGATCCTGACGCCGGGCCACACGACCAAGTACATGAACGACACGAAGGGCCTGTTCCACAGCGCCAATCAGGTCGAGCAGGCGTACGAGGAAGGCACGCTCGGGATGATCCAGGGCTTCAAGGTCAAGGAATCCACGATTTTCGCGGACCACACGACCGGCACGGCGGCGAAGACGACGGGCTACCTGTCGAACGGTGCCACGCAGTCGGGTTCCACGATCGCGGTGGACACGGGCACCACGTCGTTCCTGATCGGCGACGTCATCACGTTCGCGGGCGTGTTCAGCGTCCACCCGGAGACGAAGGTCAGCACCGGCCAGCTCCAGCAGTTCGTCATCACGGCGAACTCGGGCACGTCGGCCACGTCGCTGTCCATCTCGCCGGCCGTGGTCGCCACGGGCGCGACGCAGAACGTGTCCAACACGATCGCCGACAACTCGGCCATCGTGAAGGTCGCGGCGGGTGCGTCGGAGACCATCAACGGGTCGCTCGCGTTCTACCGCGATGCGTTCACGTTCGCGACGGCGGACCTGCCGCTCCCGAACGGGCAGGACATGGCGGCCCGCGCCGTCGTCGACGGCATCAGCGTCTCGCTGGTGCGTGGCTTCGACATCTCGGACCGGTCGTTCCCCTGCCGGCTCGACGTGCTGTACGGCTACGCGGCGCTGCGCCCGCAGCTCGCGGCGCGCATCCACGCGGACGGCTGATCCATGGCCGAGGGCGTACTGGGTGGAAATGTCCGGTTCATGGCCATCGCACAGGTGACCTTCGATCCGGCGTCGGTGGCCACGGCCACCACGGCAGAACAGACGATGACGGTTCCGGGTGTCCGCACCACGGATTTCGTCTTCGTCTCGAAGCCCACGGCCACTGCGGGGTTCGGTGTCGTGAATGCGCGCGTGAGCGCGGCAGACACGATCTCGATCACGGCGGTGAATCCCACGGCGGGCGCGGTCAATCCGGGCTCGGAGACGTGGACGGTGCTGGTGATTCGTCCTTCGGGAAGCATCCCCGGCGCGATCGGCGACTGAGGGTCGCGGGGGCGGTGGCTGACGCCGCCCCCATCTCTCAAGGAATTCCATGGCTACGAACCTCGACATCGTGACGGCGGCTTTGCGGTTCGCGGGCGTCATCGCCGAGACGGAGACACCGAGCGCCGAACAAGGCGCGTCGTCCCTCGCGATGCTGTCGGGGATGCTCATTCAGTGGCAGGCGGAGGGCATCGTCGCCAACGTCGTGCCGCAGACGGATTTGGCGGGCACGTTCCCGCTCGAACAGGACCGCGAGTTGGGCACCAAAGCGTGCCTCGCGGTGCTCATCGCGCCGATCTATGGGCGTGACGTCTCGCTGATGGTGGGGCATCTCGCCGAGGCGCAGTACATCCGATTCCTCAGCGAAGGCATGACGCTGACGATGCCGGAGAAGCGCATGAGCCTGCCGGCCGGAACCGGTCAGGTGTGGGGCGAAAGCGTGGACTTCGGCTAAATGGCCTCGATCCCGCTCCCCATTCACAGCTACCGCATCGACTCGCGGGCGGCGAACAACGCGCGCCTCGTGAACTGCTACGCGGAACAAGCGCCGGTCGGCGGCAAGGGGCCGGTGTATCTGCGCCTCGCGCCCGGTGTGGCGTCCTACGCAGCCACCGGGGCGGCGGAGGGGCGCGGGCTGCATGTGATGCGACAGACGCTGTACGCGGTCGCGGGGACGACGCTCTACAGCGTTGCGGGAGGCACGGCGACGACGTTGGGGACGATCCCCGGCACCGGGCCGGTCTTCATGGCCGACAACGGTGCGTCCCTCGTCGTCGTCGTGCCGGGAACGGGTGCGTATGCGTGGAACGGCTCGACGCTGGCGCAGATCACGGATACGGACTTCACGACGCGCAACCCCGGCGCGGTCGATTTCCTCGACAACTTCCTGCTGTTCGTCGAACGCGGGTCGGGGCGCTTTTTCTCGTCGGACCTCGCGGACGCCACGTCGTACGACGCGCTGCTGTTCGCGACGGCGGAGGTTGCGCCCGACGATCTCGTGACGCTTGCCTGCAATCAGCAGGAGGTGGTGTTGCTCGGTCAGACGACCGGCGAACGCTGGTACAACGCCGGAACGTCCGGATTTGCGTTTGCGCGCATTCCCGGCGGTTCGTTCGAACTCGGCTGTCTTGCTGAACATTCGGTGTTCAAGCTCGACAATACGATTGGCTGGCTGGCCTCCGACCTCACGGCGCGGATGCTGCGCGGTGCAGTGCCGCAGCGGATCAGTCAGCACGGCGTCGAGTCGGCGTGGCGCTCGTACTCGCGCGTGGATGACTGCAAGGCGTTCACGTACACGCACGACGGGCATCTGTGCGCGGTGCTGACATTCCCGACGGCCGGTGCGACGTGGGTATACGACGCGACCACGAACGAGTGGCACGAGCGCGAGACGTACGGCGCGGACGGCTGGAGCATCAGCGACGCCGCACAGGTGGGCGAGACGACGTACGTCCAGAACTCCGAGACGGGCGCGATCGGCACGCTGTCTGCCTCCACGTTCACGGAGTTCGGCGACACGCTGCGCTTTGAGGCCACGTTCGAAGGTGTGCAGCAGGAGAACGCGCGGCTGTTCTTTTCGCGGCTGGAACTGCTGTGCGAGGTGGGTCAGGGACTCATCACGGGGCAGGGCAGCGACCCGCGCGTCACGCTCGAGATGTCGAACGACGGCGGGCGGACGTGGCACACGCTGCCGACGCGCACGCTCGGCGCGATCGGTGAGTACATGACGCGCGTCAAGTGGGACGGCCTCGGGTCGGCGCGACATCGGGTGTTCAGGCTGTCGGGTAGCGATCCGGTGCCGTTCACGATGTGGGGCGCGAATCTCGACATGGCGGCCGGTGCGGCGTGACCGATCTCACGCGGATTCCGGTTCCTCCGACGCTGCCGGCGGAACTTCGGCCCGTGTTGCAGAAGTGGCAGGTGGAAGTGCTCGCCGCCGTGGACGCGCGAAATGCGCAGTGGGCGGGCGCATCCGGCTACGTCGCAAACGCTGACGGCACTATCACGCTGAAAGCCGGCGCAGCGATCGACGGCCGCACGGGGTCATCGCTTCCGACCGTATTGCAGCGGCTCGCGAACAACGGCACGGCGGCTGATTCGCGGCTCATCAACCTGGTCAACTACGCGAACCGGAACAGCGTCCAGTCGGCCGACGACATCCTGACGAGTTCGTCCGGCGCGTCTTCGTCCACGATCAGCGTCGCGGCGCATACGGTCAAGTTCGACTATGGGACCGTGAGCTACGGCAGCGGGTCCATCAGCGGACTCAGCACCGCGACGGACTATCTGGTGTACGCCGACGACACGACGCCGCCGGTCGGCGGTGCGGTGTCGTACGTGGCGACGACGGCACCGGCCGACCTGATCGCAGCGGGGCGCTATTTCGTCGGCACGATCACGACGGCGATTGCAGCGACCGCGACGAACATTTCGGCGGCGACTTCGGCCAATCCGATCGCGTTCACGACGAGCGCAAATCACGGGTGGGCGACGAATGACTCGGTGGAGTTCGCCGCACTGCCGGGCGACTTCGGCACGAACCTGAATGGCACGCAGCGCGTCATCACGGTGACGGGGCTCAACACGTTCACGATTGCCGTGAACGGCAGCTTGTATGCGGCCTACACGACCGGCGGCACGGCCACGCGAGTGAGCACGTCCACGCAGGGCGGCGGTGGTGCGGGCGCAGGCGGGGGCGGTGGCGGCGGCATCTGGGACGGGTACACGTTCATCCCATGACGATCACAGTGAAATCGGTCTCCGGCCCGTCGCCGGACTTCATCTATCTGGAAGGCGTCGCGGACGACTGCCCGCAGGCGACGCGCCGACGCTCGATTGCGTGCGCGGCGCTGGCGGATGGCCGCGTCACCGTGGCCGACGAAAAGGCGGCGTTGATTGCGGAAGTCACGCAGGCGCGCACGAACTGGCTTGCCGCACAGCAGGCGTTGGCCGACCTGTGACGTACAGCGTCGATACGACGTCGATCCGCGTGGACTCGGTGCCCGCGATCCTGACGGCGCTGTCGCAGTTGCAGGGGCCGGAGTTCCGCGAGCGCGTGCTTGCGCTCGAAGAATCGATGCGTGAGTACCCGCAGATCGACGCGCCGCTGGTGCATCGGTTCGCGCCGGGGCTGTACGCGCGTGAATGCGCGCTCCCGGCCGGTTCGATGGTCGTGGGCAAGATTCATCGGCACGCGCACTTGATCCAGTTGTTGAAGGGCACGGCGACGATTGCGACGGAGCACGGAACGCAGACGTACACCGCGCCTGAGATGTGGACGAGCATTCCGGGCGCAAAGCGCGTCGTGTACTCGCACACGGACACGGTGTTCGTGACGTTCCACCCGTCCGACGAGACGGACCTCGAGAAACTGGAAGAACACATCATCGCGCCGACGTATGCGGCGCTGGAGCATGTCCTATGACGTGGGTCGCGGTCGCTATCGG